TGGAGTTTATACAGTATAATAAAGGTGGTTAGACAGTGTTATACTGTATGCTCCTTTTATCGTAAGATTAAGGGAGCTTTTTTTATTTCTTTTTAATTACAATTGAATTGTTTTCTTCATCTAAAACAATTTCAACAGCTCGATTTTCAGGTGTAATTCCAATTTTTTCTACCCATTTTTTTGGTAGAGTAATTCTATTAGAAATTCCACCATTCCCAGCTTTGTAAAAAGAAATATTAACATCTCTTTTTTCCATTTTCTGCTCCTTATCTTACGTGTCTAACTTATTATATATTATTAGACACGTAATGTCAACATATTTTTTAAAAATATTTTTAGATAGCCTTTTTTACAGTCAAAGCTTTTATATCTAGTTTCATGAATTTCATTAGTTGTGAGCCTAGTTCTTTACATTCTGAATAAATTTCCTTATAGAATACCTTACCTTTCATTCTTTCAGCTATAATCTCAGAAAATAAATCTTCAAGCTTTTTGATATGCAATAAAGTTTCAACATTAACACTCTCCCTCATTCCACCTTTAATTCCAGCCAGTTTATTTACCAGCTTTGAATAAACCACATACAGTTTGTCCGCATTTTTACTTCCTTGTGATTCCGCATATGGTATAAGTTCCGCTATCCTGTCAGTCTCTCTCCTTCTTGTGAGTTTTCCTTCCTGTCTTGTCAGTAGCCATTCACTGTTACTTCTATTCAATAACATTAATTTCAATTGTTCATTCTGTTTTTCCAGCTTTTCAATATATTCAAATACTTTTCCTCTTACAAATCTACTTTCTTTAGTTAAAACTCTTAATGCTTGTTTCAATGTTAAAATAAACATTGGTCGTTTTTCTCCCTTTTTATCTATATATTTAACCTCCAATATTTTTTGGGCGTTAATTTCTGAGTTAAATTCTTTTCTAATAATATTTAAAAGGGTATCGTGTCTTAATTCTTTTCTTGCTCCCTCTTCTTTTCTCAATTTATTTATTTTTTTCAATAATTCTAAACTTGTTATATTTTCTTTAATGTTTTTTATCGTTAGCTCATTCATTTTTATTTACTCCTTTTTATTTATTTTTCATTACTCTATAAACTCCTCAATATTTTCAAGTATTTGAGATTAATTCACAGTTATTAAATTGCCATTGTCCTTGTTGATTTTGATTATTTCTTATTCATTCTATACAGCAGATAAAGGCTAAAAAGCATTACCACTGTCTGTAAGAACTTTGTATTTGTCAGTATTTCCATAACTCCCCCTTAAAAAAATTGTTTCAAATTCGGTGGAAAAAAATTCGGTCCTTTTGTTATTTTCCCATCTTCCCTATATATCGGTTTCCCATCCAACCCTAACTTTGACATATTGCTTCTGTGAACTTCTTCAAAGGCTTGGCTTAGAATCTTGTCAAAACCATTTTCCACTTCCCATTTAAAGATTTTTCTAGTCCTTTCATCTTCCAGAAAAAATATCCTTAATGCAACTTTTTCAACATTTCCTCTATTCTTTTCCAGTAATGTTCCTATGTGTATGTAGTACATATCACATACAGCATCTAATTTTTCAACTATATCATTTTGTTTTTCTGCAACTTCATATTCTGTCTGTTCTTCCTTGAACATTTTCTCCCTTAATTTCATTCTATCAACAGTCATTTCTTTTTCTAAAAATTCCTGCTGTCCGAATGCTATATAAAATTCTTTTACCATTCCAACTAATTTATTCCAACGTTCCATTATTATATTTCCTCCACTTCTATTTCCATTCTAGGATTTTTTTTATCGCAACTGTCAACTATCAGTTGACTATTGACTAAATATTTAACACTGTCGTCTACAATTATTCCCAGTTCCTTTAATGCGTCATTCATAAATTTTCCAATTACTGAAGCTACATTTTCGAGGTCACTTCCTGAGTTTTTGTAGAAATAACGGTATCGGACCTGATATTTACCTTTTATTTTTTCTTTGTTTTTTAAAAGCTTCAATCTTATCAGGTCATGATATTCATGTTTTATTTTATTCTTAACATGCTCATTCTCATTCCTGTACCAGTTTAGGCTCATTAGAGTTATTTTATTCTTTCTAGTCTGCCAGTAAACTGGTAATTCAAGCTTAATCATGCTCTCCACACTCTTTCAAAAACCAGTCTAAATACGTTTTAGCTTTTCTGTAATCCTCTAAGCCATTTTTCTTTTCTGCTCTGATTAAATACTTCAAAATATTCCCCTTGCAGAATGACTTGAATCCCTCTTGCCCTAGTACCGATTTTATCACTTCTATGCTCCCAACATTTAATCCTTCTAATTGATAATGTTTTGGGCTTTTAAATTTCTCTGAATCCTTTTTTAAAACTTTTTTCTCTTCGAGAAATTCATCTATCGCTTTTTCTATTTCTTCAGATGTCATGTCATCTGTGATTTCTAAATAATTTATTTCCATTATTCCTCCTATTTAAAATTTTCTTCTTTTTTGATTTCCTCGAATTTCTTTTCCGAAACTAATTTACTTCCAGAATGTACACTCTTAATTGCACCCCTGTGTCTTTTTACAAAATCCCATATTTTCTGATAATCATCTGACTTTATCTGATGTACTCCATCGTTCAGGTCAATAATTTCCATGAAATAGATTTTTATTCTCATTAATCTAATCCCTCGCCCATTCCTCAAGAGTATTATATCTTTTTATTATTTTCCCAGTTTTGTTAGAATAAATCACATATCCCCGCATGTTTCCATTAAATCTCGGAATAAATTGCTCCTCAAATTCAACTCCATGTTTTTTTAATTTGTATACTTTTTTTACTATAGATTGACTTGTTCTTTTTAAAATTTTTGCACATTCTTTTGCACCTTTTTTATAATAATTTTTTTTCAGAAACTCTATTTCGCTTTCCATAAACCTGGTTTCAGAGTTATTCAAAAAACTTAAATTTCTAAGTTTTTGTATGCTACTGCTTCCAAATAACTCTTTCATTCTTGTTTTTGTTGCTAATTCTGTCCTCCCTAATTTCCTAGCAATTTCTTCTATTTTTCGATATGTATTAAAAACAAGTTTTTCAAGCAATTCATCACTTTGTTTTGTCCAGTTTTCAAATTTTAACAATTTACATTTTTTAGTTTTAGAGAAAATTGATGCTTCCGTTCTCTCTAAAATATTGCTAATTTCTTTATTAGTAAGCCCTTCAATTGTTTTGAGAATCCTCAAATCTTCTATTTCTCCTGTAGTCCAATATTTTCCTATTTTTCTCCCTCCAGTTCCAATCCAAAGTTCCGTTCCAAATTTTGTTGGCAATTATTTTTTCAGTCTTTTCAAAAACAACAATTGACTTGTGAATTAAAAGATTATCATTTTTGTACATTTCTTCAATTTGTTTTCCTTTTTCATCTCTGTATTCTATAAGCTCCTGATTTTTCTTCGCTAAAGCATACAAAGACAAATAAGATCCGAAAATATCATCAAATTTTTTAACATCTTCGTTGTAGCTGTAATAAAGATTTTTAGCCTTTTCTATAACATCAGAACTTATGAAGTCGCTCTTAAAAAGGTATGTTGTATCTTTTATTTTCTGAAAGACATGATTCATTCTTTTCAGTATCATTTGAAAATATACCATCTCGTTTAGAAAATCCTTGCCTAGATTTTCCAGTATTTCAGAGAAAATAATATTTTCATCACTGATAAATCTTAAATGTTTGCTTTGCTTTTTGATTGTTATGAATTTCAAAGCAAAGTCATCAGGACTTATCATGAAGTCAAAATTGTTAAATGAATCTCTCACAAATTCTTTCAGTTCATCCAAAACTAATTGCTTTTTGCTTTTCTTTGCCATTTTATCTCTTGTTAAAACTGCTCAACTGTTCTATTTTCTCTTTGTTGTTCAGCTTTTCCTGAATTAGTTTGTCTATTTCTCTGTCAATTTCAATATTTCTGTCTTCCAGTTCAGTTATAATCTGATATTTAGTTTTCATCTCTACCTCCACTTATTCTCTGACTTGACTTCTGAAATCCAAATGTTATGTCCCCTGTTCTTCCCTGCCTGTTTTTTCTTATCAGCATTTCCAAAAACACAAAATCTTCATTTTTCATTTCTTCATCATAGTAGTCTTCCCTGTATAGAAGACCTATAATGTCAGCCGCCTGTTCTATTCCTCCTGAATCTCTTAAGTCTGACATTTCAGGCTTTTTATTTTTCCCAGTCCTTGCTTCATTGCTTCTGTTAAGCTGTGCAAGTACTACGATACAGGTATTAAGCTCTTTCGAAAGCATTTTAAGGGCATTTGCCATATATTCAACTTCCAAATTCCTATTTTGGAACTTCTTTCCACTTCTCATCATAGTAAGATAGTCAATTACAACAAGCTTAAAAGGATTTTTTTTGTGTGCAATACGGATCTTATTAACAATCACTTCAAAGTCCATTTTTAGACAATAAAGGATATCAAACTGCATATTGTCAATAGTTGCAATTGCTTCACTTATCGCAAAAGTTTCCCTATCGGTCTGTTCCCTGAAACTCAATCTATTAAGTGGAACATCAGCTTCACTTGCTAAAATCCTTTCAGTTATTTCACTTTCATTCATTTCCAAATTTACAAATAACGAATTATGTCTTTTAGCCGTTTCCTTAAAAAACGTAAGTCCCAGTGCTGTTTTACCCATTGAAGGTCTTGCACCAATTATGACTAACTGCCCCCCTAAAAAATTGAAATATTTCTGCATGTTAGGAAATGGACTTTTAACACCATTCATAACTTTATTTTCAATTTTTTCTGCCCAATTTTTAAGCAATTCCTGAGGTTTTAGAAATTTATAACTTTCGTCTTCTTCCTCATTTATTTTTTCTGATAACTCCCTGATTTCCAATGATTTCTGCTCAGTAGTCAGTTCTTCATTTTCCATTATTTCTTTGATTTTGTTTTGGAATAAGTCTTTATGATATTCTTTTTTTAGTTCTCTTATGGCAATATTTACCGAAGTGATAAAAGAACCATAATCATACAGTACATCTAACAGTTCATCAGAAATTTCTATTCCTGAAACTTCAAACTGTCCTGTATTTTGAAACATTTCTGACATCTGAATAAATACTTTTTTAAGTTCTTCCCTTGAAAACCATTCAGCTTTTAAGCCTTTTTCAAGTGCAAGTTCTATATTTTCATGGAATACCATAAGTCTTCCAAGCAACATATATTCCAGTTTAGTTCTATGATTCATTTTAAGCACCTCCAAAGTATTTAGCTTTTATCATTTTTTCTCGTTCTTCAGGAGTCATTTTTGAAATTTCATTGTTGTTTCCCTGATCCGTTTTATTAATTTCTTTAGGTTCAAAAATTCCCGAATAGTTGTTCATTATTGATTTTTCTACGATATCTCTTAACTCTTGTACAGAGTATTTGATAAACCGTTTTATCAGAATATCTATTGACTTAGTGTTTTTATACTGATTCTTTTCTTTTTTGTACTCTACCCATTCTTTAAAGATTTTTTTCTTTTCTGAATCAATCTCTAAAGTTTCTATGTAATCTAATAGATTTTCAGTTATATTTCCTTTTTTATTTTTTTCTTTTATTTGGGTATTGTTAATTGTGTATTGTTCTTGTGTATTATTAGGGGTGCACTTTTGCCCCTGGTGTACGGTCACTTTTGCCC